AAGTAGGATCAAAGTCTCTAAAACCAAAGTCAAAGCCTTCACAAAAACCAATGTCAAAGGCATCTTCAATCTGCTCCTTCTCCATCTTTCTTGATTCTTCAAACCATTCAAGAAACTCATGCATCTCTTTTGGACTTATGTTTAAATACATCACCTTTGATGCGAAATATTGAACTGCTGTTTGCTTTTTCATTTTATCTGTAGATTAAAGTTCTCAATAATTCTAGCACCGAATACATTTTCCCCTTTTTTGATAGCTTCTTTGATCGCAATCTTGTCAGCAGTCACTACATTCTTCACATTCTGAAATGAAGCAGGCAGGGCTTCTACTACATCTACCTCCACCGCTTCGGATCTTCTTAGTGATATCTTGAATAGGGGTGATTCTATCTTCTCTATTCCGCTCACTAGCATGGCTTTCTTGAGGCTTTCTGTTAACCATGTGACCTTCTTATCTCTGCTTTCTTTCATTGCCTTGAGGCGCTTGATTTCGGCATCTATTTGATCCGCCTCACTTTGGTAGTTGGCTATGACCTTAGCGTAGTTTATACCCTTGCTCTGTAGCTGCTCCTGATTGATCAGCAGTTCTGCTTCTAGTTCAGGTGTGAGTTCTTCAGTTTCAAGAAGCGCAGCTAGATACTGCGCTTCCTGGGTTATTTGGTAGAGATTCATAGTTCGCTCCAAGTTGGTTTTAATACCTTGTATCCTTTTGCCTTCAAGATGTTGATCATCTCTTCATCTGATAGTTCAGCCTTGACAGGAGCAGGTTCTACTGCCTGCACCTTCAAAGGAATTTCAATCTGTACTTCTTTCTTTTTCCAAAGGAACTTATTAATCCTTTCGCTATTGTTTAGCAGGAATGAGAGATGAAAGTCACTCTTGATTTCTTCCTTCCTGATGCCTGTCTTCCGTAGCTTCCCTAGGAATTTGTGACTTGAGAAAACGAAAGGCATTGAACTCATAGCCTTGCTGTAGAATTCTACTGTGTTTGAATTGTTTTTCATTTTGGTTTTTGGTTTTGGTTTTAAATAAGTCCTTCAATTATTTCTTTTTGATCACTTGTTAATGTGTATTTCTTTAGTGCCTCCTTAGCTGTCTTCTGCTGATCAGGTGTACCATTCAAGTACTGAACTATCCCTGAGAATTGCGCTTCTGTAGGTGCTACCTTAGTAGGTGCAGGTGTTTGTCTCAAGGGCTTCATAGCTGCCTCCCCATCATCATCTGAGATGGCTAGGTTTAGGACTGAAGTCAAGCCGTATCTTCTAGCATAACTCAATGCACTACCCTGTGCCTGGGGATCATTCTGCCGTACTACCTGAAGTGTGTAGGTAGCTGATAAATACTCCCCACTATCTGCGTGAATCAGCATTGTGGTGAGACCATCCCCATCAGGAAACTGAGAGATGACTAGCCCTGCCTTTTCCATAGGTTCAGATATCTCTGTGATGATGTGCGGAAGGCTTGCGTAGTTTGACTTGAAGAAGGGGTTCTTTGCATCCTTACTGATGCGCCCGACCATAGCGTGAAACTTGGCTAGTCCTTGGGTAAGGTTTTGAATTGAATTGGATTTTTCCATTTGGTTTGTTTATTTGGTTTTAGTAGTTTCTTTCTATTTCGATTTCTAGTTCCATAAGCATGGATCTAGTAGGGATAACTTCATAGCCATGTTCATAGGATGAAAGGCTTCTAGTATAGTCTATGGTGATCTCCATCTCCCCATAGGCAGGGGCAAATTCACTTTCATCTTCCCCCGTGTGTTCAATGGTGTAGTCACCAATCCATAGGTAGTCTTTACCTTCATAGGTGAATGTGATCTCTTGATCGTAGAAGTTTTCTGAATCGTAGTTCATTTTTTTTAGGGTTTAAAGTAAAGCCCCGAAGGGCTGTGGTTTATCTTAAGAATAGTTCAGGTTTTGAATTGATTAGTTCCATTTGTCTCTTGATCAATTCTCTGTTTCCCATTGACCCAATACCTTCACCTGTCTCTTTTATTGATGCAGTATATCTTGTCTTAGTCCATGCAGAATTCTTACAAATAATAAAATGAGAATGTGCCTCAACTACAAAAGTCATGTTTGAATAAGTCAATTCGATTGATTTTACTTTTCTGTTTTTGTTGTTTTCTAAAGTTTTCATAGTGTGTTTTGGTTAGATGTGCTTGTTTGTTAAGTCAAATATCGAAGGAATAAATTAAATAAAAAAATATTTATTAAAAAAGTTTCTACAAAAAGTGAGATTTTTTTCAAGCCTATCTTTTTATCCCTATAACTTGCAAATAAAAACATGGAAGAATCAGAGATCTTGAACCCCTTTGGATATGGTAAAGCCTCAAAGGTTATGGATGAGAACCGAAAGCCTACGGAATGGTGGATAGATTACATTTCTATCAATCAAGTTATAGCAGAAAATGAATTCTATGTCCTATTTGAGGATGGCTTCCTGATCAAGAAGGGAAAGTCAAAGTTCCAAAGCAGTCAATACCTAAAAGGGGATAGGTTTAGATCCTTCAAAGAGTTCCATGAACAGGCAGGCTAAATCATTCTTGAGAGTAGTAGGCTTATCTCTTATCTTTGCCTTGATCATTATAGCCATTTTTGAATACCTTATCACATGAATGATTTTTCACATCTAGTATCCACCTATCTCTTGGAAATCCGTGAACTCCTGATCTCTAAAAATATTAAGTACGGGAATTCAGCCCTTGAACCCCTAGGTGTGTTCTCTCAGTTGTCCGCAAAAGAAGGACTACTGATTCGCATAGATGACAAACTAAAAAGAATCAAGAATGGCAGCCTTGAAAAGGATGATGAAGATGTGATCAATGATCTAATCGGCTACCTTGTACTTCTTAAAATTATTGAAAAATGAGTCCTGATATTACCATGTGCATGGGGACAAATTGTGCCTACAAAAAAGGATGCCTAAGATTCACCTCTAAACCTAGTGACTATCAGTCCTACTTTATGAGTCCACCCTTCAAAGATGGAAAGTGTGAGATGTATTGGGGGGATGTTCAATCTGATATTTGGAATCAATTGAAGGATATAGTCAAAAAAAAGGAATAGAAGCGTAGACAAATTGTCTACACTTGGTAAAAATTCATGCAGTTATTCGGAAAAAATCCGAATTAGTCAAGATCACTTTCCTGATCTAGGTGAAGCAGTTCATCTCTGATCTCTTGGTAGCTACCCCTGATTAAGCAGGAAGATTTGTCATAGAAGTACATGACCTGTATATCATTCACCAATTCCTGCACATAGGCAATGTCCTCTATTCGAACCATTCGCCTCACAAATTCATGCTTGACATCTAGCCCTAGTTCCTGCCAATCCATAGTACTACCTGCAAGCATCACATCTATTTCAATCCACATACTAGAATAGCTTTTTAGATACACCTAAAGTGTGAATTTTTGTCACAGGTTGATATTGATAACTGAATAGATATTTGTTATCCAAGTAGGAAACTTTCGCCAAAGGATCAAGAAGTGAATTCACCCCTGCACCTAGGTAGATCCCCTTGGGTTTCTGCACTATTGTTTTGGTTTCTGTGTTGGTGATCGTGTTGGTCACCACAGGAATCTTGAAATCATTCGTAGCAGTCATTTTAAGGACTTCTCCGAGGACTTCACCACTCACATGGGTACTTCCATACTCCGAAGGAATGGATGTCTTAAACAGGCTAATTTGAGGCTTAAAATCAAGAAGGATTGTATCCCTTAAAACTTGTGATTTTATCCTCATTTTCGGCACATAAACTGTGTCTACTATTCGAGTGTAAATTGTGTCCGTTTCTACCTTCGTTTCAAACTTGTAGACAGTCTCCTGCTCAGGTCTAGGAAAAACTATAAAAGCTAAGATTACTCCTGCAATAAAAGCTAAAATAGCAATTCTGATTTTTTGGTTATCTGTTGAAAATTCCATCACTGCTCAATAAAAAGGTTGTCCTGCTCTAGTATTTTTCTTAATTCCTTACGGCAATATTCATAAGCCTTGTAGGTGTCATCACTTAGTTCTTTGTACTTCATCTCTGATCTAAGCAATTGATCAAAGTCCCATATAGCACTTTTATAATTGTGGCCATTTATGGCTGCCTGAAAGTCTGTATTATCTTCAGGCAAATCAAATTCTAGTACTGCTTTCATAGTGGGAATTTATTTGAGTCGATTAATAAGTCATAATTCTCAGATCCATCCTTCACAAGTCTTCTACCATTTAACACTAGAATCCTACCGCCTACAGGTTTCACAGGTGCGCCTCTTTCAATGTGCCACCCTTGACTACCATCTCCATATTCTTCTTTGTATGTGCCCGTGATAGCTAGGTGAATCTGCTTCTGTTGTAGTTCGTACACCCTCTTCCCCTGGTTGTATTGTAAGGTATCCCTCACATCATTACGGCTTGAGTTCTCATGGATGTGCCCCATCACAAAGATGTCCATATTCTCATAGATTTCTAGTGCCCTAGTCAAGTTGATTGCCCCTCGTGTAACAATTCCACCGCCTGCGCTCCCATGAAAATATTTCATAGTCTTACTCATTGAAGTGCTATTGCGTAACTCATATTTAAAAATCATCCATCCCCCATACCCACCCGTATATACTTGGGTTTTGTTTTTGTAATTTAATAGATCTACAAACCTTTGAAGCACATCTGTTTCTTGATATTTGATAATTGAAGTCTCATGATTTCCGTATCCGATAACAGTCAAAAGATGTGCATAGGGTGACCACCATTCTACTGCTGTATCAATGACTGAATCTAAATACCTTGCGTTATTGTGTTCAGGAAGGATGTCGCTTTTGTTTCCCCTTTTATCGCCCCTGCCCTGCATGAGGCATAGTAGATCCCCATTGATGAAGATAGGTATCTGATTATCAAGGCAGTAGTCAAGATGTCGCTTGAGCATATCCCTGTCACACTTTGGATTATCCCAATGTATATCCGACAAAAGGGCTACTCTGTTTTCCTCTTTGCTAAGTGAAAGGCTATGCACATTCCTTGCAATTTTTGTGAGTTCCATTAGATGGGTAGATAGGTGGTTTTTCCTCCCGACCTAACAGCCTTGAGTTTCTGCTTTCTGTTTCCGCTTTTCACGAATGAGACATGAACCCAATCAGGATTGAAGTCTGTTCCAAACTCCCAAATCAATTGATCAAAGTCTAGCTTGTTTTTGATGAAATCAAAAACCATTCTATTGGTCACTTCTCCATTCCCTCCATCCATGTCAATGTCAATGGCTTGACCTTTGCAATGCTGAGATGATGCGCTACCTTTTATAAAAGCGTTTAAAGCCTTGGATCTGTATCCGCTTGAAATAAAAATAGGAACTCCGAAGTGTTCCCGAATAGGTTCAAAGACTTTATCTGCAAGTAGCTTGAAGTTCTCAAGATGCTCTGCCGTTGGGGTGTTGTCTATTCCGTGTCTCTTGGCTGTATCACTTCTAGTGATCTCTGCAAGATTAAGATGTGGACTGATCTTCATTTTTATTGTTATTTGGTTTTTTGAATATTTTTTCAGCAGCCGTGATCCCCAAAGCAGCAGCCGACAGGGCAGCTACTGAATATACTAGTGGTTCGTTTTGGTTTAAAAATAAGGCAGAGCATAGAGTGATTCCACTCAATACACCTACTAGTCTTTTGCTAGATGCTTCTCCACCTTCAGACAGAAATCCTTTTGCCCAATCGAAAAACTTTTTCATCTTCCCTGTCCCCTGTATTTTTTAGGCTTGTTTAAAATTTTGGAGTAGGCTTTCTTTGCCTTCCCGTTTCTCCTTTTTCCAAAGGTCACCTTGACCTGCGCACTACTTCCCTTCTTCATTCTTCTTTTGGTCAAATTTACCTTTCTCGTTTTTGATTTTGTAGATCAAATAGATGATTGATAAGATCGAGATGATCCATGTGAAAAACATATTCACAAAACTAAGCCCAATCACCTGGGATACATTTGCAAAGATGGCTACCAATGTAGAAGGAACTCCTAGTTCATCACTTTTCAAGATATTCATTTTAGGCTATAGTTGGAATGACACAAAGGTTCAAAGGCATAGGAGCAGTGACCTGTATAGCGATAGATACTCCTGCTGTAAAATCATCAAAGCGTTCCTGAAAGAATTCGATAGCAGCATTAGGCGCAGTATTAAAGGTGTAAGAATTATCTAGTTTTAATTTTGCTAATACATCCAAAGCCACAAGTAGCTGATCAGATTGAATCTGAAGTCTATTGCTTTTATCTTCAGTCAATAGATCCGCAAAGAGAAGGACTAGATCATAGCGGAGGGTAGTGCCGTTATACACGGAAGGTCTCACCACAGTCCAAAGGACAGGGTATTCAATCTCTCCACCATTATCTACATAATCATAGATATCACCCTCTCCGAATGTTCGGATCATTGGGTGCGCTTCTTGGATTGCCTTTAACTTTTTGACTAGGTCTACTAATGTCATCTTGCTTGCTTAAAAATTCTTTTAGCTTCTTTTCGTTTTTGCTGTAAGCCATCTTTTAGAATGGTTTTTTGTATCTGTTCCCTTGGTATCTTTCGCTGTATGGTCGGTGATCTTCATAGTCTCCCCTGCCTAGATTGATTGCCACCTTGTACTGATTAGATATAGGCTGAATAGTAGTCACATCAGATCCTGGATTCAAGTACTCAGGGTATAGGGTAGAGTTCGCACACAGGTAATTGATAGCCCGTTCAGCATACCACTCAGCATATCCCTTGTAGTATTGTGAAATGCTTTGAAGTTCTGCAAAGGTAGGTTCTGTGATGTTCTCAGACTTTCTCTTTACTACCCCTTTGTTCACGAATTTGTACTGCATAGCCATAGGCAATTCACCTAGGACATAGTTGAATAAGGTATCCGTGAGATAGCTATCTAGGAAGGTCTTATATACTGCATTCCCTCCTGATCCTATAGTCCCGTTTGAGATCAAAGTAAGAATCTTGTCATATAGTGCAGTACCACAGATAGGATGTATATACCTATCTTGAGTCATCTTGATCACCTGAGTGACATTCTTCAGGTCAATATTTGCAGAAGCTACAGTGAAATCCTTGAAGGACTGCTCACTGATCATTAATACATTTGCGCTCATCGTGATGTCTTTTCTACTACTACATTTCTTTTCCACTCATGTCGGCAGAAAGGAGTTCTTTTGCCTGTGTCAGGGTTGGTATACCATCCCCCACAAAGTTGAAAAACACTATAGCCTAGCTGATTGGATAAATTTTGAATTTCTTCCCTTGTAAAGAATAAATCTCTTTTGATTAATTCTGCACACAAAGGTCTTGATCCGCTTTTTGCATCAGGGATATTAGGTCTTTTTTCATAGCTATAAAGCACCTTGAAGGAAGTCACGGGCTGAAGTCTTTTGATAGCTGCTACCCCTGATCTAGTCACGGATCTAGTGATCAATCCTTCACGGGTGATTTTTTCTACTAGCACCTGATCATCAATCAAAGTATTGATTCTTGAGATTACAGATGCTTCATCTATCCCTACTGCCTTGGCTATTTGTGGGATGGTCACCGCCTCATTTCTTTGGATCTGAGTGATGATCTTCTTCTGTACTTCATTGAGCATATACTCAGCGAATAGATCCTGCTTGACAAAATCATCCATACTAGAGAAGTGCATCTTTGAACTTTCAATTACTTTGAATCCTTGCTTTGATACTCCCTTGCCTTCAAACTTATCTAGGATATTTGCATCATGTTCTGAGATGCTACACTCAAGGTGGAGGTGATCAGAGAATCCTTGATTAGGATCTGTGATGACTTCTGTAGGGGTAACTATTTCAGTCCGTACAGGTAGACCTATCAAGCTACGCAATTCATTCACATCCATAGACTCCACTACCTTGGTAGCAATCAATGGGGAAAGGCTATTCAATGAGTTGATGATGTCCTGTGCCCCTTGGCTTTCCTTTTTCTCAATTGGTGCAAGTCCTAGCTTCTCTCTTATTTCATCCTGAGTCATGTTAGTGCTGATGATCTGCTCTGTGAATTGGAAGGATATAGGTTCAGTCTTCTTGATCTCAAGTTCTGCTATGATATCATTGAACTTCAAAAGATAGTTCACTACTTCCTCTAGGGCTTGCTGCTTTGCATTTACATAGGTGTTCTGAAATAACTCAGAAGCCTCTCTCATTTCTGCTCTACCACCTAGTTGACCTTCAGTCTTTACCCCAAAAAGCATTGGACTAGTCACCTTGTGACCTGTGAAGATCTCCTGCTGAACAGTCTTATTCAATAGGTCAAAGTGCTTGTCTAATTCAGTACCTGATAGGTCAATGATGGAAGGTTCATTCTCTTTGCTGTCATTGAATGCTAGCATGAATTTTCCTGCATTCTTAGATCCTGCAAACTTGTCTTTGAATTGTCTTTCAATCCGATCTTCTTCTTCCTGGGATACCTTGCCCCCGTTTAAGTTGATCAACTTGCTAGAGAACATCCCGTTGTTTATTGTGTTCAGGTGGTACTCCCCGATAGAGATGTCTAGTTCAATGTAAGAGATTGCACCTCTGTAATCAGGCAAAGAATAGGTATTCGCTCCTGCTCTGTATTCCTTGAAGTATAGGATCTGTGTGCCTGTAGTATTGTTAGGATCAAATGCAGGGTAGGTATCAAAATCAGGTCTAGGGTTGACATTATCGTTTTTGATCCAATTGTCAGAGACATAGAATTCACTATTGTCTGCGTTGGTTCTAACCTTGTAGTAATCCACATGGTAAAGTTCTGCTATCTCACCCGTGCCCTTTGTCCATATTACCTGTAGGTAGTATCCTCCAAAGATAGATAGATCAGTCACTAGCTTCTTTGTCAATTCGTTAAGGCTTTCCTGCTTGGTGTTGATACGATCAATCAAGCCGAATGCCTTAGCCTTTTGCATTTCATCTTCAGCCTTTACTGTCCACCCATTCCCACAGATGTAGTCTACCTTGCCCGTGATGATAGCGTTGTTCTTTGCACTATTGTTATAGATCCGCAATAGGTAGTTCGGGTAGTCATTCTTTTCCCCGTAGTAGATGTAGTCCTTCCCCTTAACTTCTTTGTAAACGGGCAGAGGCACTTGATCAAACTTGAATAATTTTATCATGCTGTTGTGTAGGTCTTATAGTTACCATTATACCCATTATATCTCACCACTCCTGTAGTAGATAGATCAGGTGCAGTCAATTCCATTTTTCCTGTAGCAATAATCTCAGCACCGCTACCCGTTTGGGTTACATAATACCGCCAAAATCCCACAGTCCCATTAGTGAAAGATGCTGCCAAGATATTGAACTCTGAAGATCTCTGCTTGAAGTCACTCA